AACTGCTGCCATTCCGGCTGCCACGACTCCGTCTTGGCTCCCGCCACCTGCGTGTAGACCCCCACCCGGTTGCCGTTGGCGCCTGCGGGAGTGACCGCTGTGAGCCGGATCCGTGTCCCCGTTCTCGTGGCCTGCATGGTCGTCGAAAACGAATTCACGCTGTCCACCAGTGCTTGTACCGCGGTCTCCAGCGTGTCCGTGCCATACAACTGATAAGTGTGGTGCTCGGACATCCAGGCCAGTCCGATGTAGTCGCCCGTGGTCGGCAAACCCTGAAGCTCGAATTCGCCGGAGGCCGCCTCGTAGCTTCCTTCAATCGGGACAGCGTAATCCTTCAACCGGACTCGATAAAAGTTCTCCACTCCCCCGGCTTCCGCCCATACCCGCAAAAATGGCCAATCGACGGTAGGATACAGATCGCAATCCACCGGCATGCAATTGGTTCTGGTTTCCTCGTAGATCAGGCGGAGGCCGCTTAGATCGCCATCAAGAAGGTTCCGAAAGGCGGGATGCTCGAAGACGTTATCGCGGTTCCACTCCAGCACGGCCCAGTCGAACTGCTGCCGCCAGCTCCCCGAAACCGTGAATCTGGTCGCGCTGGTCTCGCTGAATGCGGCCACCGCCGAGGGGCGTTCGAAGTAGCATTGCAGGTCCCTGTCCGGCCGCAACTTCTCCAGCGTCTCGGCCATGCCTCGCCCTCAGATTCGCAGCGTGACCGTCAGGTCGCGCCCGGGCAGGGAGTCCGCACCTTGCCCTACGGATACGATGTCCAGGTTGATCTGTGCGCCGGCGGCCAGAGACGGCAAGCCGAACCCGTCTACCGTGTTCGAAACTGTCGAGTTTGCCGGAATGGTCAAGTTGCAGTACACCACTTCGTTCTGCCGCAATCGCAACTCCACAGGAGCGCCAGTGGGCGCCTCTCTCACCACCGCAAACATATCGCGCACCGAATGGCTGTCCTGCACCACAAGAGGCGGGGCGGCGTTCGATTGAATCGCCAGGTAACCTTCGACCTGAATCGAGAACTGCCCGCCCGAGAGCGTCCTCAATCCGGAGTCTGCCGTGTAAGTGAAGGTTACGGTCTTAGTTTCACTGTTACCCCGCGTGTTGGTTACAAACAGTTCCACGCTCGCAATCCTGGCGTCCGATAGTAAGATTGGGTAACTGAAACTGCCGCTCGAGGGACTGCCGAAGAAATCGCGAACGAATGGGACCACGAATACTTTTTTCTTGAGATGGTAGATCGGGGTCTGGCTTGCGTGTGGCGCCGCGGTTGTACTATGCGCCGCCCTCTGCACCTGATAGCGCAGCCCGCCGTTCAGGACCTGCTCGACACGCAAGAGTTCTGAGTCGATTTGTAGAAGGCTCCCAACCTGTGCGGTGCCGGCCACCGTCAGGTCGATGAAGCTGTCATCGGCGCCAATCGCGGCGTTTAAACTCACTTGGGACGGGCTGCTGAGCTCGTCCCAGTAATTCAACGTCAGTGTGGCCCCCGTTATGGTGCGCGTGTTGGTGAGGTCCTCAAAGGAAATCCCTACCAGCTCGACGCTTCCCTCGCCCGTCGGCATGATTCCGAATACCGGCTTGGGCGGCACGTCCCCGTCCTGGGGCGTTCCCGCTCCGCTGATCCGCCAGCGCGTCAACGGCGAAAGTTCGTAGGCGCACTCGGCGTTCTGCACATTGGCCGACCGCCCCGAGACATGCACCGTCGCGCCCTCGCGGTTCGGCACTTGAAACTCCACCGGGCTGGTCCTGCCGGTCGCGCCGAAGTGCCAGCCCGATTCGGCAATCACAAACAGGCTCGCTGCGTCCGGCACGATGTCCCAATGGCTAGCTAGCGTCAAGGTGGTGTCGCTGTTGCTGATGACCGCCCGCTCCTGCCCGGCGCCCTTGCCTTTCGTGATCCGCACGACCATGCCGCGATATCGATCAGCCGGCATGGTCAGCGTGGTGTTTCCGATGGTCGTGGCAGACTGAATGGTCGCCGTATACTCGGGTTGTAGCTCTAACCGCCAGTAAAAGTTCGCGTGATCGTAATTCTCGTCCGGCGGAACTGCGAGTTCCTTCGGCAGTCCGGAGTCGGTGAATTCGTTGACCACGCTTTCATTCGACGCAATCCGAAATAGTTGGTTTGGAGTGGAGCCTCGATAGGCGTTGAAGCCCGTGGTGTTTCGGGAGAAGCTCAGGTTCACCAGGGTCACGGTGTTGGTGTCCGTCCCGGGCGGAATCGTCGCCCTCACCAGAAACGAAAGCGCGCTCTCCCCGCCGTTGCTGTCCAGAGCGCTGGTAGCGTAATAGAGCGTCTGGTCGCCGGCCAGCGTGCCCCCGGTTGCGGTAATCCTTGGCGCCAGGCTCACCAGCGGAATTCCCGCCCCCGCTGGCGCGGGATGCTGCGAGGCCACGAATCCAACTGCCAGCCTGACGTCCACGCCGCCGTCCGCGTTGTCCGCAGTCTCCTCCACGATCTCCAACTGCGGCTCTCCATTCTCATCCAACACCGCCCCTGCCAGCGGCCGTGGCAGTCCGATGGCCGAGCCCGGCTGGCGCCGCGTATCGGAGTTTCCTATTCCGTCCGCATTGTCGTCCGCATACCAACTGTCACCGTGAATCTGAGCGCTGATCACGGCGCTTCGATAATTCAACCCGGGCGAGATCTTCAAGATCCGGAACGGCTGCCGCTGAAGGCCTTCCTTGAGGTAAGTCACCGTGATCAGGTCTCCGGGTTTCAAACCCAACGCTCGGACGCTCGTTTCGAACTCGATGTAACTGTTGCCGGCGATCGACTTGTCCAGGTAGAACTTTGCCATCCGGGCAGCCTGGTTAAAGTTCGGAACCCCCAGCGCTGGCAGCGCGATGCTGACCTCCTGGCCGACCGCCAGCACATCCTCCACGTCCACCAGCGACAGGCTGTCCTGTTGGTACTCGTTGAACGCGTCTTGAAACTCGAGCGTGACGCGGTTGGGCGTCTCCGCCGTGCTCCGGGACCACATCCGGATGGAAGGCTCCCCGTTTTCCCGTCTCAATATGCCCGAGTGTTCGGTAGACCCGTCTCCGAACTCGTAGCAGGGCCAGCCTCCGCCGAGAGTCTCTGTGCTGTTGCTACCCTCGGGCTTCGTAGGCTGCTCCAGCGCCAGCGTGTCTTCCACCCGCAACTGCAAAAGGCCCCCGGCGGTGTATGTGAGGAAGAGTCGCGATCCGTTGCGCACCCCGCGAATAGCGTCCGCCACACTGCGGCGCTTTCGCAGCACCAGGTTGCACTGGAATCGCGGGATCCAGACCGGATTCCCGTATAGGTCGCACGCCTGGATCGACTCGCTGCAATAGGCCCCGGCGCGGGCAAAACTCGTCACATCGATCTCCTCCAGCCCCCATCCGTTGCGTTGCAAGAGGTCCAACAACACCCAGGCCGGGTTATTCGTGAAGCTGTCTCCCAGATAACTTCCGTCAACCGCGTATTGGGACAGTCTCAGTCCCTCTACCAGCACTTCGATGCGCGGCAGCGTTTTCCCCTCATTGACTCGATTGGGCACCACCACCGATAACGCCGCCATGCTGCCATACGGATCCCCCAGCGGGTTCTCGGCTGCGTCCAGATAGTCCCCGTTGAAATTGCCCGTGCGGTTCCCCAGCGTGATGGCATTGTACCAGCCCGTCGCGGTCATGTTCGTTCCCGCGTGCCCCGGCGGAATTTCCATCCCGTTCACCAGCACCTTCAGCACTCCCTGGATCTCTCCCATCCCCAGGAGCGCCTCCATGCGCGTCAGGTTGCCGTCATTCTTTGAGAACACGATGAGTGGCGAATACCATGCCGTCCCGTACACCAGGGGGACGAAATCGTTGTAGCGAGCTTCGTTCTCCACCGGGCTGGACAGGTGATACGCTTTCTCGCCATAACTCCGCACCAGCGTGGTGGACGGCACGAACTCGATGCCCCCAAACCGCCGCGTCGGGTTCTCTCCGCTGTCCTGCCGGAACATCCCCCGCTGTTCGCACTGCGCCCTCGTGTAGTCGCAGGCGCTGTAGGGCGTCTCACCATCCCGGTTACCCACGCCTTCACTGATGTCCGGAGAGTACCCGCACCGGAAGAACGGCGAGTGCTTTCCTCTGGCTCCTCCGTGCACCGCCTCGGCGCGCTGCGCCGCGTTGCTCGGGAACTTCCAGGGGCAGCGTCTTTGCACCCGCACTTCCGGCGCCAGCCGTCTCTGCAGATTGAGGCTGTTGGTCGCCGTCAGCCGGAATGTCGATTCGGTGATCTCATCCGGAGGATCGGCTACCCCGCGAAACAGCACCCGGCTCTCCGACGCCGCCACCCCCTGTTTCATATCGAAGAACAAAAACCGGATCGTGACCTTGCTGCCCTTCCAGCCGGTGTTGCGCTCGATTTGAGAGAAATGCGAATCCGCATTAGCCAGGCTGATTGACACCCGGGCCAGGGCGTCGATACCTTCGTCCGAGCCGGACCGCAGCTCAAACAGATCGTGCCGCAGCACACGCGCCTCGTAGGTCTGGCCGTCCACCTCTACCCGGTTCGTGCTCCACCGCTCGACGGCGCCCGTGGCCAGCTCGCAATCAAACAACAACAGCGGCGTCTCAGTGATGCTCTGTTCCTTCAATGCGATGATGGTCGCCATCGTCCCCTAGTCCTGAGCCTGTGCCCTGATGCGAAGGAGGCAGGAATGTTGGTCGGGCCCCTCGGTGGTTACCGACAAGAAGTCATCCTGGAAGGAGGCGCTCGCATACACTCCGCTTCGCGCCAGCGTCTTCTTGTATCTTGAAGCGCCCATCTGGTTCTCTAGCTGCCAACCGAATACCTCCAGCGTCTGCCCGCCCTCCAGGTCCATCCCGAAATTGATGAGTTCGCTTGAATCCGCCAGCTTGCCCGAATGCTCGATTCGCGCCCACACCGGCCCAATCCGAAAAAATTCCCTCCGCTGGGTTGTAGTGGTGCTCCGGAACAGGCTGATCCGGGTGGATTGATCGCTGCGGGCATACAGGCTGAGGCAGTACTGATACCAGCTCGGAATGTCGAGGGCCTGCTGGATGGTCAGCGGGGATTGGGTTACGTTGCTGACTCGGGTCGCTTTCTGGGAGCCCAGCGGATCCGGAATGTCTGGGCTCAACTGTAGCGAGGAGTCCTTGACCCAGACTCCCGCACTCAGGTCCTCACTCCAGGCCAGCAGGTTGTCGGTGGGATCCAGAAACGTGAAACTTCCCAGTCGCCCCTCGGCGGCGTGAAACAAAGACTCGATTGCGTTCCACTCTTCCGTCGTAAGACCCCTCAGCTCCAGCGTCCATTCCACGCTCGACCATCCCGGATCGACCAGCTTCAGCGTGCTCCCATCGATGGAGGTGTTGACGATAGTCCTCCTCACCGATCGCCTGGCGGTGGGGAAATGAGTTGCCGCCCCCGACAGCAACTGCGGAAAATAGAGCATTTCAGTTCCTGTTTTCCCTCACGATCAGCGCCGTTCGTCCCCGCGCTTCTCCCAAGAACTCCACCAGAAGCGCGTCGTTTTCCAAGCTGCAAATCGAATGCACGCTGTCGTCCCATGGATCTTCAAACTCGAAAGCGCCTGAGCGGCCCTGCATCGAGATGAAGAACTCCCGCAGACGCGAGGTTTCCTCTTCGTCGAGCAGTTCCAGCCGGATGATCCAGCGGCGCATGGGCGTGGCATACTCGCGGTAGCGCTGCTCGCTTCCGTCCACAAACCGAAACACCTGAGTGGAGTAATGCGCCGTCCTGCTGGCCGGATACTGCATCACCGCTCCCGTCTTCAGCCGTGGAAAAGTGCTCATAACGCCTCCGCTCGGCCCCTGCCCTACAACTCGTTCACCACGTCGTTCAGCGAGTGAGAGTTCAGCATGGCTTCCCTCACTGCCCGTGCGATTTCGTCGCTGTGATCCAGAAATGACCGGCTGTCGATGGCCTGAACTTGGATCGTGATTTGCGGGGTTGCCTTGACTCCTGAATCCGCCACCGCGCGCGGCCAGCCATACTGGTCGTAGCTCAACGGGTACAGGTCCCCGCCTGTCGATCTCGTGACCGCAGCCTCGAGCTGGATGGGCTGCGGCTGCGCATACACCAGCAGCGGCGCAACCGGCTCCGAGGTGCTCCCGCGGAACAAGCTAACCAGCCCGGAGATGAGCGGCGACAGGCCCAGGCCGCTTTTGAAGACCGTCGACAGAACGCTGCCGGTGCTGCCCCAGAATGAAGCCTGTCCGGAAGACGCCTGAGCAACGCTGCTCGCGATCACGGCCTGCGTGTTCTCCGCCACCGCCTCGGTCTGGCCTTGATTGACCGCCCTCAGTTGGCTCAACTGCGCGCTGAGTTCATTGATCTCTCGCGCCGAGGTGGCGCCGGATTCGGAAGCCGGCGACAACCCGTTCACTGCTTGGGCGAGCACTTCCGGCACTTCGCGTTTCAGACCTGCCGCGCTCGCCAGGGCAAGGAGCAGGTCTTGGAGGTCATTCTTGCTCATGATTCCCTTCCGCCGCCAGTTCTCCCTCCAGCAGCAAAAACGCCTGGGTCTGGCGCGCCGTCAGATCCTCCAGCCACCTCGACCCCAACCGCTTCCACACCAAGAACTCCTCCAGCCACGTGATGCTGTCCGCGGACAGGAACGATTTCGGGCATATCTGGGTCGATACGTTCTTCCGTGCCCATACGATTCGCGGCGGTGTCGCCAGCGCGGCCGGCAGCCATCCGCACCTTCGCTTCATTTCCAGGCCGCTGTTCCGGCATTCCTCGCACCTCCATCCGGCCTGGTTCGCAAACTGAAAATGGAAGGCGACGGTCAGTTTTTTCGTTCGTCTTCACTCAATCCCAGTTCGCCTTTGATGGCCGCCAGAATCTCCCTGCACAAGGGCTCCGGACCCGCGCTGATCAGCAGCTCGGGGGTGGCAGCCTGGCCATCGATATCCAGCCCCTCAATCTTGACCAGCCCCCAGAGTATGTACTGCCGGTCGATCTCGCTGGCCAACAGTGTTGCCTCGATCTTCTCTCGCGGATCGCTGCCAGCCTCCAGGAACTCCACCTTTCCTGCCACCTCCCGGATCCGCCGCATCAGTTCGCTCCGGCGGCCGAAAGACATCCGGGCAATGGTAAACGACACCCCTTCGAATGACTTTGAACTTATCGTCGTTACGCTTTGGTATTCCATCGGCTTATCCGAAGGCTATGTAGATCTCGTCATTCACCGTGCCCTGCGCACGGCAGTTCACGAACCGCCATTGCAGCCGCCGCTCGCTGTCGTCAAAGTCCGGCACCTCCGGGAGCACGCTTTTCAGGTACACGCCGAAGAGTTGGCCGGATTGCTGTCCAAGCTGGAACATCACTGCAATCGGCGAACGCTGTCTGGCGGCCTGATACAGCGCCTTGGTAGCAGCGTCGTCCTGCTCGAACAGATCGAAGTCGAGCAAGACCGAGCGCACGCCCGGCGAGACGCAATGCGGCGCCAAAAGCTTGCAGCCGAACTCTCTCATCCGCATGTCCACGTCGTTGTCCAGCACCAGTTCGGCCTCGGTGAGCGTGAAGAACAGGTCCGGAGCATTCCCCAGCCAGACCTCCCCCAGATGCCCCGGGATGATGGAGTAATCGAACAGGTCCACAGGCGGCTCGGCAGGAAATTCGGTCAGCTCGCCTTGTCCGGTCGAAAAACTCGCGTTGTCGATGATGTCCTTCGCCGGACCGCTGAACTCGAATTCGTGATAGTCCGCATTCACTCGCACCCGCAGCTTGTTCACGGCCGCCCCGCAGACAATCCGCTGAACCGCCGAATAGGGGCTCCAGTAGTCGAAGATGCTCACGCTTCCCAGCCCCGTCCCGGGCTGATAGGTCACCGTGCACCCGATCGGGGAACCGGTTGACGGAGCCACGCTGAACGGAGCGTTCAACTCCACGCTCGCCGGATCCACGATCGAGCACACGAATCTCAGCTCCCCGCCGAACGTCACGGCCTGCCCCACCGACAGACCATGCGCCGCCGAAAAACCCAGGATCTTCCCGCTCGAGCTGCCTCCGGCCGTGCCTCCGTTGAAGAACGCCGGCGTCCCTCCCAGCCCGGCCTGAAACAGCGGCCCGTATCCGGGTTGCTGGTCTTGCCGCGTCCATCCTGTCATGTAGGTCTTCAGCTCGAAGCTGCTCCGTTTCCTCAGCCCCGCGTGAATGCCGGGAAACGTCCGGCTGCCGGTCTTGTCCCGTCTCTCCGGCTGTTCCGTTTGCTGTCTCGTCGAGAGCTTCACGGCCGGAATCCGGCTTCGGCTCTCAATGGCTGAAATTTGGCCGTAGTTCTGCTCAAAGGCTACATACAGCCGGTTCTCAATGGATGAGATGTAGGACATAGCAGTAAAAACTCCCTAGTGTCTCTTGCCGAGGGCGGACGGCTTCCCTCACAGGCTCACTTCTACTTCAAACAAAATCTTGGCCGTTTGAAGGAGGTTCTTTCCTCCCCGCTTGACGGCCCCAAACTCGACCTTGTACCCGCCGGTGTAGAACATTCCGGGAGCCCATTGTCCCCGGTGCGAATCCAGCACGTCGGTCACTCCGCTCGTGTACAGTTCCAGTTCCCTTCCCAACCCCTCCAATCGGTCCAAGGAAACCCGCACCTCCACCGCCATGTAGACTTTCCCGGAGAAGGTCCGGAATTTCTCCTTGAGAAGGTTGGCTACGCCTTCGCAGTAGACGTAAAAGACCGGGTACTTGATTCCAGCGCCTCGTTCCGCCAGTTCGAAACTGACGTTCTGCGCCACCACATTCTCGACGGCGATCTGGGCCAGCGCCACGTTCTCGTATTCCGAGAGGGCCGCCACCGTGAACGGCAGGCCCGTAGGGGCCGTGAGCATTTCCACTACCCTGTTCGTCGCTGCGTTCCCTATTGCCGCCACGGCGCTACCCCCTCTGGAGATTCCTGTTGATGGTTATGTAGTATTCGGGAGCCTGGCCGGTTCCGGAATTTCTTCCCACGCTTAGACCCGTTGCAGGCTCCGTCCAGGACTGGCCCACTGGAATGGGGGCCTCGTTTTGCAGTGTGACGCTCGCATACGTCAGCCCCACGTACACGTTCCAACCCTTCGCGTTTCCGGGAGGATTCACCGCGCTGGCCACCACCAGGCTGCTGTCCGGCGCGCTGAGCACGGCGAGCTCACTGGGGTTGCCCTCTACGCCGCTGCCGTTTACCCAGGCCGCCCGGGCGAAATACGTCGCCGCGGCCAGCGCTCCGGCAACGTGGCTCAACTGGGGCTTCTTAGCCTGGGGGATCGGGTCGCTCACCATCCCCACGCCGGTCTGAAACAGCGCCCTGGAGGCCCATTTCGCCAGGCGCTCGTATTCTCTCCACTTCCCCAAGTACCGATCGTTGAGCTGGCTGTTGTAGGCGTCCCGATACACCAGCCCCAGGGTTTGGAAAGTGTGCCATTTGTGCAGCGCTTCGGTGACCACCACCTTCTTCAATTCGGGTTTCGTCCACAGAATGCCCTGGAAATCCGACCCACTGTGCTGCGCCAGGAAGCATGTCAACTCGATCCCGATCTCTTGATGAGCCAGGCTGAGCTTGATCGCCAGGTCAATCCGTTCCGTCTTGGCCACTTCCAGGATGGCGCTCTCCGAGGCCAGCAGCTCCTCGATGCTGGAAATCGTGCCATCGGTATATAGCGGCATAAGTGTGCCCTCCAGGCTTGCCTTCCCCAGGCGTGGGACTTCTCGGCAGTCCTCCTAGTGCATCGTCCGACAAGTGCTTTCCGGTATGTAGACCGCGCAAAACGGGGACAGGCGCCAATTGCGCAGTGGGCAATTGGTTGCCTGTACCCGTTTTGCCCCCAGCCGGATACTCCCAAGGACTAATCGGACGATGCACTAGGAACGGGATGGCCGCAAGGCGCTCTTCAGCGTCCGCAGTTCGGCTTCCGATACCACCGTTATCTGCATCCGGTTGGCTGCCGACATCTGGTCGGCCAGGCGCTTGGCCTCCGCGGTCTGCTCGCGAAACTCGTTGGCCTCCTCGGCGTTCGCCATCCGCGCTCTTCCTTCCACGATCATTCTGGCCGCCAGCCCTCTGGACACCTCCGTCCGGACGCCCGCGCGGCCTCCTTCCGGGGTCTCCTGACTGACCATCACCACGTATGGCTCCGCTATGCTCGATTCTGTCTGTCGCAGCTTTTGATAGAAGACTTTGAGGTCCATAACAAAGAATGGGGATCCAAAAGCCATCAGCTATCAGCAATCAGCTTCCAGCGACCACTCGCCGCTGTCGGCTGACGGCCGACGGCTGATGGCTGCTTTTCTAACTGTTCACCTGCACGCCGAAACCGTTGCGGAGGACCGCCGCGCCGTACAGGATGTCCACCGTGAACTGTTGGGCGAGCGTGTTGGGTTGGTAGCTCAGGATCACGCGCATCCCGAAGTTGCCCAGTTCCGCGTAGTCCGCAATCGCGCCGGTCCCCAGAAGCGGCTGCGGCAGCCGCCGGATCACCAGACCGATCGCGCTCTTCGTGAAGGCCAGATTGTGGGTCGTAACCGGGGCGCTGCCCGTCTTCGAGACGAATTGCGACCGGAACACGAAGAAGTCCTTGATCTTTCCCACCGAACCATCCACCAGCGCGCGCAGCCCCGCTTCCCCGGCCGTCTGGAATTCGCTGAAACGCGTGATCTGCCGCATCTGCGAGTAGGTGGCGGCGTCCACCACCAGGTACTTCGGGTCGCTGGCCGGCACCTTGGCCTGGAACAGCGCCGTCTCGGCGGCATCAATCACCGCCTCCGTGATGGGCGTCCCGGCCGTCCCCACCGGAGTGTTCGCCGTGAAGCTGGCGTACAGGTTCAACAGATCGGTCTCGATCCGTTCCGCCAGTGCCACCATCGCCGGCTGCATGTACAACCGCAAGAGGTCCGGTACCGCCAGGACTTTGGTGACGTCCGGAACCTGAAACGTTGCCTCGGCGTGCGTGTTCAGGACGATCTGGGCGTTGCCCAGGTTCGGGTTTTGGGTCTGAACCACGCCGCCTTCAGCGAGGTTGCTGGCCACCAGGGTCGGGGGAATCGGAACATTGACCGTGTCCCCCGACTGGGCCAGCGTTGGCTCGAAATCGCGATTGACCAGGTTACCCATGATCAGGTTCCCCATCAAAGCCGGTAAGGCGTCCACCGCCACCAGCTTGACAATCGCGTTGGCCACATTGGTTGACGTAATTGCTGGCATCTGTTTTCTCCTCTGTTTTTATTGAAAATGCTTGTGGCCTGCGGCCCGTCGCCGCGCTCGGCGATTGGCTACCTTCCGAACCACGTGCCACCAGCTACGCGCCACGAGCCTCACACTGCTACACGCCCCGCAGCGTCTGGGACGCGATTCGTACGATCTCCTGGCGAATCCTGTCGGCCTCTTCCGCGCTCATCCCCGGCTTGATCTTCTCCAGATCCGCGATTCCGCCGTGCAGCGAAGGCGCCTTCTGGCCCGTGCTCATCCCCGAGCCGCCCACGATGCGCGCCGGCAGGAATTCCGGGTTCTCGCTGACGAACTGCGAAAGATAGTCCCTCAGGCCCACTTCCCCCTCTGCCCCTCGCGCCACCAGACGTCCGTCCTCCGACCGGCCAATGTCGTCTTTGACCGCTTTGAAGGCCAGATCCACCTTCACCACTCCCAGCCGTTGCAGCTCGGCGCGAATGGTGGCCTGCCGGTCTGATTGCTCGGCCTGCTGGCGGCTCCGCCGGTTTTCCTCCACCAACTCGTTCAACCGGCGCTCCAGTTGTTCCCTTCGTTTCCGCTCCTCGAGCAACTCAGCCTTATAAGCCGGCTCCGTCCTCGATTGCTCTTTCTTGACGAACTCTTCGATCGTGTCCCGGATCAGCGAACGGATCTCCCCGTTGCTTGCCTGCCCGGTCTCGGGTGCGCTGTTTGTTTCTCCGTCCATATGTCTTCTCGAATCTCTCCAGCTCTCGCCCACGGTGGGGCGGGCATTCTTGCCTGCAGCCGGCATTCATGCCGGCCTACTCAACCACCGACTTCCTCCTCAATTTCGCTGGCGATCTGATCCTTCACTTGTTGCCGCACATCGCACAGGTACTTGGCAGCCAGCTTTTTGAAGATCTGTTTCCGCAAGGTCTTCGAGCCGATGCCCAGATCCAGCAGCGTCTTGGCATCCTCCAGCTCGCTGCTGAAATCCCCGATGTCGAACTCGTCCAGCCCCGACACGTCTATCACCAGGCCGTCTTGCCTGGCCTCTTCGATCGCCTTGAGGATCCGCTTCAGCGTGTCCTTCACGGCGTCCCCGTAAGCCCGCAGCACCTCCTGCGTAATGGTGAAGTCCCGCTGCTTGCTCAGCCCCGACTGCGGCGCGCTCCCCGCCAGCCCGCCCCCGGCCTGCGTCAGCAGGTAGCAGACCCTGTAGATTTCGTCTTTCAGACTGACCAGGTTGTCCGCCGCGATCTGGTAGACGTGCCCCTCCGGCTCGGTCCACCCGAAGCGGTCCTCCGGCCCCAACTGGATGTAGTACGCTTCCCCCACCATCTGCTTCCAGTCGCGCTCCGAGTACACCACCGGCATCGCAAACAGGCCCATGGTCAGCGCCCACGACAGCGCGTTCGACTTATTGAAGTGCTCCAATTGCAGCAACGCCGCCTTGTTCATTAACCACAGCCCTTCGGTCACCGTCAGGGCGAAAATCGGCACCCGCCGCTGACCGGCCAATCCGTGCCGCCCTTGGTCGATCAGCTCCGGCGTGCTGCGCCCCTCCTTCCCCTGAATGCTCCTGTAGACCCTGAAGTTCTCCTTGTCGTAGTACACCCAGCGCGTCTCCGTGGCCCACCCCGGATCGCTCCATTTCTCCTGCCGCAGCATCGAAGTCCGGATCACGATCCACTCGTAATTCCCGCTCTCATCTAGGCTCCAGTTGATGATCTCCTCCGGCGCGTATTCCTCCAGGTAGGCCCGCGACGCACCTCGGGCGTCCTCTTCGGCTCGGGTCGCGGACGGTTCCTTGAAGCGCGGAAAGTCCACCAGAATGTAGGCGCACCCGCTCACCAGCGCTTCCACCAGTTGCCGCCGGAAAAAGTCGCTCAGCCCCCTGCCTCTGCGGTCGCAGTCTTCCGCGAACGCGCAGAAAAACGCTTTTCCTGCCTCGTTGCTGCCCTCGAAGCTCAGAATTGGTTCCCGTCGGAACAGCGTGGCCGCGTACCAGTCGATGATCGACCCCAGGTAGTTCTCATAGAAGACCCGGCTCAGTCGCTCCAGGTACACGTCGCCCGGTTCCTTCTGCCGCCGGATCAGGTACTGCGAAGCGTTCAGCTTCAACTGCTCGCCGCCGGCGTAAAGGTCTCTGTACGTTCGCCACATGGCCTTCTTGGCCACGTATTCGGGATGTTCTCGGTCAATTTCCAGCATTCGTCTCCATCCGCCTCCGTGTCTTCAAAACAGGCTCTGGCCCTTCTCTCCCACCGCCGCTCTGGGCGCGCACTCCTGCCACACCAGATACCCCAGCGCGTCCGAGAGATGGGTCCGGTAAGGATCCTTGTCCTTGTCGATGACGCTGCTATCCGGCTTGTAACTGACCTCTTCGAGATCCTTGATAAGCTCGACGCATTTCTTGTCCACCAACAAGTGCTTCTCTCCGCACGCCGACCGAAGCTTGGCGTTCAGAAGAGCCAAGCGCTCCCGGACCGATGGATTCGCGCGCGGCACCTTATAACTGACCTTCCTGTACCCCGCGCTGTCGAAGAATTCCCGGATCATCCGGAAATCCGTCGTCCCCGAGGTCTGCAGCCTGTTCCCGGATGCGTCCCCGTAGATGCACACGCCGGGCACATGTTGAGGGAAGCGGGCGTGGAATTCCTCGCAGGCATCCCGCGTGCTCGCCCGGCTGATCGTGATCTCATCGAGTACGTACACGGTTCCCTCTGAAATCTGCGCCACAATCGAGCACATCGGATGCACGTTGAAATCCAGCGCCCACAACAGCGGCAGCGTCGGCCGGATCTCCACATCCGTTACGTGGTCGCTGCGCTGGAAGGCATGGTAGACCGCGCCCCCGTGAATGTTCAGGTACTTCCCCAGGACCTCTTGCTCGTAAAACCTCTCGTCGTAGCTGTGCTTCAGTCGCTCGTAGAAATCCGGAACCTGCTCCAGCAGATAGCGGTTTTCGAAGGGCTTCGCTATCACCACTTCGTAGCCTTCCACCGGCTCTAGGATGAAGCGGCGATAGACCCAGTCGTACCCCTTGGGAGTCCAGCCCGCGAACCCGCACAACTGCTTGGCGTGGAGGTCTCTCAAACGCCCTTCCAGGATCACCCAGGCGCTCTCCGGCGTGTAGGTCAGCTCGTCCAGCCCGAACCACGCCAGGTTCATTCCCCGCAGCCGCTCGAACTCGTCCATGGGTCGGAATAGGATGCGCGACTTGGTGTCGCGCATCGCCAGCACGTTCTCGGCCTTGTTGAACTCGTATGGAAGGTGGTTTTTCTCCAGGATCTCGAACAGCGTGCTCTGGAGCACGTCCCGAAGCATCGGGTAGGTCGGCGCGCCCAGCAGGCCCAGCCGCCCCGCATCCACGTAGCTCAGCTTGACCGCTTCCTGGCACAACGCCTGGCTCTTGCCCGACCCGATCGGACCCGAGAACCCCTTGAACCGTGCGCTGGACTGGTGGAACCGGGCCTGAGAAGGCAGCGGATCGTATTCTATTCGTCGGTAGCATGTTCCTTCTCGCTCGGTTCGACCCATGAGACCTTGATCTCCCTCGGTTGCTCCTGTTCCAACTCCTCCTCCAGTTGCAGTAGCCGGATGAAGTCCCCGACGGTCGGCTTCAAGTCGTTCGATTCGATCTTCCCCTCAATCTTCTCGATCACCTTCTTTACCAAGGCCGCCTTTCTGGTGCGACTCCCCGTGGCCTTCCCTCCAGCCCTCCGTGTTCGCGTCTTGCCTGTCGTCTTGGTGCCCGTTTGTTCCGTCATCCCCGCTCCCAGCGTCTCGGACTGGGACAGGCCTGCCCGCCCGCCCCTGGCGGCCAGCAGCCGGCGTCTACCCGGTAACAACCACTGCTTCTTCTGGTTCGAACTTAACACCCAGCTCCCCAACCGCCACCCCCCTCAAGTTCACATCCCATTGAAAACACACGCGATAAACTCCTCCTCTGCGTGTGACTGATCTGGGTTCCCTCAGTGCCGCACCCGATGAGCGGGGGCAGCGGGGCGGCTAGGGGTGCCGGGTGAGCGGCTTCGGAGAACCGGTCCAGGTGGGCGATGTGCTTCAGGGGAAGATCTCTGGTGGCGCAGGCCCCCGGCGTGCCGGGATACCCTCTGGGTCGGGCACTCCTGCCGACACCCTGAGCCGAGACGATTCTCGGCCCGGCAGACTGAGAGTCTGCGCCACAACCTGCAAATCTGGCTCATCCTGAATTCCACGAGGTCAGGAGTTCCGAGACTGAGATTGGATGGAGTGCGGTGGCCTTCGGGTGGAGCATGCAGGATGATTGCCAGTTAGAGCGGCAGGCGGGCGGGGAGGTTCTTCCAGAGGATCCAACGCTGGAGGCCCTCCTGCGCCATGTAACCCCGCTCACAGAGTATCCGTGGAAGTTCCGGTCCCCGGAGGATCAGGAGAATCGGCAAGCGGCGTCGCGGTGATTTTGCGAGCGAAAAGCAGAATCAAGAGGCAAAGGGCAAAAGGCAAAAGTGGCCAGCCGACCGCCAAATGCCCGTATAAGCACTTTTAATCTGTAATGCCACTTGCATTTGAATCCCTTTTGGGCTAACCTGATTTGTGAGGAGGTTGTGGCGCCCCATGCCGTCTGAGTGCTGGTCCGCAGTTGCGGCGCCCGTCCTCTGCGTATCCTCGCAGGCCGTCATTCCTGGCATCGTCATTAGCATCGGGGTCACCGTAGCTGGCCCCGCCTGATTCGGCCTGAAGGGTTTTCTTAAGGCCACCGGCGGGGTTCCAATCCGGCCGGTGGCCTTTTTCGTTATGTGAACAGGCAATTTGGCTCAATGTCACTTAGTTTTCGGCTTGGGCAGGGGTGGGACAGGCCGTTTGGCCTGTCCAAGTCCCTGAACTAGCGAGAGGCAGGCGAAACCGCCTGCCCCACAGAAAG